AATTCATTGAGATTATACTCATCGGACATGACAAAGTTTCCAGAGCCAACCAACCCACCTGAAATACCTACGTGAGCCAAAAGAATCTTAGAAGCATTCTCATCTGACTCAGTCAACATTTTTTGTATCATTTCCATATTCATCTTTTTATCCTTAGAATATGGGATACAAACTATGTTGAGAAGTTCTGAACCATCAGAATAGGTCACCATTTTAGGCTCAGTGATAACTTGATTCAACCTATTAAATGGGTACAAACTACTTTCTGAGTGAACCATGCTCATAGGCTGGTCATGGTTTCCACTCACCATTATTACTTCAATACCGCTTTGGTAAAAAGTCTCAAATATCTTATAGGTTGAATTGTAAACTGTTGTTTCCACACTACCTCTGGCATGGAACAAATCTCCAGCGAACAATACCAACTTTACAGAGTTATTGATACAATAGTCTCTCACGTCAGCTAAACCATTAAGAATATTGAGCAATCTAGAATTCATAGGGATGTCAAATTCCTCAGTTTCTTCTGATTCCTTATATCTTCCTACTGAATCATCCCAGTAAACATTGATAGTCTTTGAAAAATCTTTCCAATTGTGACAATGAATGTCACCTATGGCTACTATCTTCATACTCACTCCTCCTTGACTCTTTTACTTTTCCTACCAGTATCTTTCCAGCCATCATCTTCATCCTCATCATCGTCTGAATCTGATAACATAGACCTAGTGACATCTTCATCCAAGGTGAGTTTCTTGGACTCATAATCAATCTTACCTTTTAACAGTATTCCATCAATACCGTCTCTGTTCTTGGTTACAAACGCTCTCATGACTCCATCAGTCTTTTCACGTACTGTTTGACAAAGAGCAATCATTACGTCTGAAGTGTTGGCAATAGCAAATGCTTCTGCTAAGTCTTCCATGGTTACGACTTTCTTGGATAGAGACATTCTATTGCCCTGAGCACCTGTCCAAAGAGCTACGTTGAATTCATCAGCCAGTGCTCTCATGTCTTCATAGTTGCTTTCTATGGTGTTACGCTTATCATTCCAATTTGTCATAGGTTTAAGAATAGCACCATAGTCAATAATCACCATATCCAACTGGATTCCCTTAACAGCAACCAGTCTGTTCAAGTACATTCTGATGTTATCAACGGTGACTTTTTTAGTTGGGTATTTCTTGATAAACAGATTTCCGTTACTGTATCTCTTTGCAAATCCTAGTGACTTATAACACTTATCAAGGTTGTTCTTAATGTACTCAAGATTCTTACCAAGCATTCGCAAGTCATAGTTTCTTATGATTTGAGCATCATTATTTTCCAAAGAAATATGAACTACATTTTTACCCAATCTAAGAGCATTAGCACCACAGTTTATCATGAATGTGGTCTTACCTCGTCCTGGTGGGGCAAGTACAACCCCCATTTCAGTTCTACCCAGACCACCTTTCAGGACGCCATCAAATGCTTCCATTCCTGTGGGGAATCTTTCAATGACATCTTCTTCATCCTGATATGATGCTAAACGTTCCTCATAATTATCCCAGTAGTCAAGACCCAAGTCATTTAAGTCTTCACCTACCATCTGTGCTGACTCAATGAGTTTTGTAACTTTACTGAAATCATCAATGTTGCCTTTTTCAATAACTTCCGCAGCTTCCATGATTGCGTCAACCATGGCTTGCTTCTTACCAAATGCCAGAATCTTATCACGAATATACTCATAATCGTACAGTTCAGCATTGGCTATTTCATCTATTGCTTCAAGGTATTGAGATTCAAGTTTCTTTGCCCTGCTATTTGATTCGCAGAGTTTCAATATTTCTTCTGTCAGTACATCTTGAGTAGGTGGTTTGTTATACTTTTTATAGTAATCGAAAAGGATTCTGCATATATCCATTTCAATACGCTTTGTGAAGTATTTTGGCTTGATACAGTCTCTATAAGTGTTAAAAGACTGAACATCATGCCATAAAACCGCAAGTATTTTTCTCTGTACGGCAGTTGTGAAATTAAATGCAGCATCAGCCATAAAATTCTATGTAACCTCCTTTTCTACAGTCTACTATAATAAAAGACCAAAAATCTAATCACCATAACTCTTGTACAGAAGATTCCATCGTCTCAACTAAAGAAAAGTCAGTTTTTGTAGGTATTCCTACATACTTTTCAACTTTCTTCACTATTGACATAATCAACCGTACCTTTACCATAGTGTTTTGAAGTGTCTCTATGTTAGTCAGCCTCAGCTGAATTCCTACAAGGTACTCAGACTTATCACCGACATAAATTAAGAAATCAGACAAAGATGACAAATACTCATCAGACAAATCTTGCCACCTATCCAAAATTACTTTGGACTTGTATGCTATTCTTGCTTTAGACTCAGGAAGATGAGAAAATAAATCAGGCATATTCTTCATGTAATATTCCATGTCTTTCTTTATCAGTTCTGCTGATTCTTTGATTTTCTTTTCACATTCTTCCTCATAAGTACCAACATTCTTTGAAATAGCTCTGATGTCGTACCCCTCAGATTTGTAAGATTCCTCATTCCTATATAAATAGGCTTTGTAAGCAGCAATAGCTCTTTCAGAGTACAACGTATTTGGCATAGGGTATCTTACTTTTGTAGTCCAGTTAGCAACAGATTCAAACTGAGCTTCAAGATATATTCTGTAGTCCCATCCGTTGTTTTTACACAACAAATATGTTTTCCAAAGTGATTTCCAGTGTTTTGAACGCTTTTTATACTGAGCATTAGACAATGCAGAGTGGCTTATTGCACCAGTAGCTTTACAAACCAAGTTTTCATAATAGGGAACAAAGTTATTCAAACAGTCAATTTCATCAGCTGTAAACTTATATGACCTTGTATCCTTGAATCTCTCAAGTTTCTTATCAATAACAGCTTGACCTAGATGAGCTATGCTCATCAACTCCATCTTTTGATGTTCTGTTAATCCCTCATACTTCTTTGCATTAAAGTTTATTTTCCTAAAATTCTTAGGATTTAATATGATAGGATTCCTACTGATTATTGGTTTGCGAGCATTTAGCACAATAGGATTCCTACCTATTATGATAGGAGTTCTTATTACAAAATTCTCGCTATTACTCACTATGGTAGCAACCTCCTGTTACTCATCCTCAGTATAAACAAATACCTCTTCATCAAACGCAGTATCATACTTTTCAATAAATTCTTGTTTAACTGATTCTGTTATACCCAAGTCATCTTCCAAAGACAACTTTTTTATTTCAAAGTTTTCTTTCTTCAAAACCTTATATCTATTCAAAGAGTGAGCCAATAAATACTGAGAGGTGTAGTCCATGAAGTCATAAAACTTCAAAGCACTTTCATCTTCCTTTTTTCTCAGTCCTCTACCAATTCCCTGTAGTAACTTTCTGGTGCTCTTTCCACCACGAGCATATATAACACTGTTGATATTTGGTACGTCTACACCCTCATCTAAAATAGAGGTAGAAATAATTACATCTACATCACCAGATTTTAATAGTTGTAATCCAGTTTGTCTTTCTTCACTTCCCAGTTCTCCATATAAGAACAAGTGTCTTATGTCTGGGTTTACTAGGTTCAAGAAGTTTTCAATTGAAGCACCGTGTTCCAAATGCTCAACCAATACCAGTACTTGATGACCGTTTGTGAATTCATTCTCACACAGCTTAGCAATAATCCAGTTTCTATAATCATTTCTAACAATACCTTTTTGATACGTGTCAGAATAAGACAGCTGACCTGCTTCGCCATCTTGTCCAAAGTACCTCATATTATTATCAATATCAGGGTAATCAATTCTGAACAAACCACATTCAGGCTTTGCAGAAAACCCATGTTGGATTAAGAATTCATTACTGATTTTCACAAGTATATTTCCACATACTGAGGTTAGTCTGAGTTTTTTGACTTCGTCTTCATTCTCAACCGTACCAGTCAATCCCAATCTTATTGAAGCATTTTCAAAAGTTCCTAAGACTTCATACCAAGAAGTTGAACTGGAATGGTGGATTTCATCACCAATGAATCCAATTGTAGACTTTACCAAACTCTGGTACTCTTTGGAATTTTTCTTCATTCTGCTATATAAAGTGGACACCAACGCAATGGTGACCTTATTACATTTCCATTTACCGTCACCGATGAATCCTACGTCTATACCCAAGTCATTTTCAAATGAATTCTTTGCTTGAAATGCTATTTCTTTAGAGTGAGTAACAAATAGGAAACACTTATTATTAGGAATCTTATCATATAAATCATCTATAAGTGCCTCTGCAATTACTGTTTTACCTCCATTGGTAGCAATATTGATGATACCTCTTTGAAAAGGAATGTTTTCATACACATTATCTACTACAGTTTTTACTGCAAATGCTTGATATGGTCTCAAAGTTTTTCCTGAAGCTAAAACAATTTTGTCATCACTAATACTTGGGAATTTTATCATTCCAGCTCTTTTATCAACTACTTTGACATCTACTTCCCACTCATTTAGGGTTTCAATGACCATCTGAATCAAACCAGTGGGGAATGACTTTTCTTTCTGATTAAAGAATCTTTGCTTTCCATCCCACCTACCGTCTTTGAACGACTTCGCAAACCAGTACTGGGGAGCATAACAACTGAGCTTGTTATATAGTGCTGTATAAATCTGACCACTGGCATTTAGCACAGTGCTTTTTACATTATTTAGTTCAATTGTAACTTGTTCCATGTTTATACCTCCGTTCTAAAATAAAGAAAGTGACGTCTGATAATATCAGATTTTGATATTAAAAATTTGAATACAAACGTTATCAATAATCTAATGAGAATTTTACACTGAAGTTTTAAGATTTACATAAATACCTCCTGTACATTCTCATATGTAAATGTTCTGAGGTTCAGTATTAGAGTCACAAATTAAGATTTCAGATTTTTCACAAATACCTGTTATATTTGTGTAATTCAAAATCCCAGTATTACAATTGCAATTATAAAAACTGACAAAAAATTTGACCTGATAAATCATCAAAAAGTCACATGTAAAAATGGTGAAAAAATTCCGCATCCCCAAATATATTATTTAATTCTCTAATCTCTTAAATTTATAATCTATTATTAGGGATGCGAAAATTTTTGACAGCAAAAAGTATCAGACTCTTTGGCCATTTCCATAACCAGAAAAATGACCACCATGGTTAAAATCACAATTTATACTGGGAATTTAAGTTGTACAGAATGAGTAAATTTATGTGAAATTCTGAATTACTTTCTCAAGTAGTATTGACATAAATCACAGGTAAAATTTCACATACTATTTAATCATTTATCTAATGAACAAACTCAGGCTATCACAATCTTTACATTAAACTGACAAGATTTTTGTAATTTTATATAAAATTATCATGGAGTCACATGTAAAACTAAGAACAATTCATAACGTACAGAAATTTGAAAAATATTACATAATATGCAATGTTTGTAATGAAATTTTATGTATTGATAAACTAATTTCCTTTCAACAAACCAGTAATAGTTTTTGTATAAAAATTTAACCAAATTATTTACCAAAATAAGTACTAGAAATTTGTATCCTACAAATTCTGTGTAATTTCTTATTTTGCTTTAACGCATGCTAGGAGCAATTTTAAGGTGTTCTCCTTTCTTGACACCTAATTTATCAACCAAGGTGGTGTTTGCTTCCTCTAGCAACAGAAAAAAGAGGTAGAGAATCAGAATTCGACTCTCTACCTCTTATAATACTTAGTTATTTATTAACGTGTTTTTCGCAAGGAAATGGGCATGTGCTACACTGAGTTTCATCACAGGATGTATCTCCATCCCAGTTTAGGATTTCTTTGATACAAATTATTACACATATAATACCTATAATGAGTGATGCTGCATTTAACAACTCATTCATAATATCACGCCTTTGTAAATGTTCCTGCATCAACCCAACCGTAAACAGTCGCACCCCCACCAGAAATGCGTTTTAAGTGATATGGGTGTTTACTCTTGCCTAGCTGGTAAATAGCTGTAATGATTGCTTTACCGCCTTTGCAAGATACTCCTTTTGTTGCGTTGGCACTGCCATAGTGAACTTTTCCATTATAAACCACTGTATCTCCTACAGCAGGAGTCCAAGGCTTAGCAGTGGATGTTCCTTTAGGGATTTTAATTTTTTGTCCAACTGAAATAATATTCGGATTTGCAATATTATTGTAAGCAGCCAGTTTTTGGTACGTAGTACCATACTTAGCAGCAATCTTGGACAATGTATCTCCACTTTTTACCACGTAAACTTCATCTGTAGATGCAGGTTTACTTGTTGTAGTTGTTGAAATTGCTGACACATCTGCGGCATCAACCCAACCGTAAACACCTGATACGAAAGTACCAGCATCATTGACTGCACGACAATGATATGGATGTTTGCCGTTAACTGAAACGGCAGTGATTTTTGCCTTACCTGATTTCACAGCAATTCCATTCGCAGAACCTGCGGATGCATAGTGCTTATTTCCTGTGAAGTTTACAATGTCTCCTACCTTATATTTCAAAGTAGTAGGCTGAACAACAGGAGTGCTAGAATTGTTTCCAGCATACTTATCATAGTATTTCTGACCATACTCAGCACGTTTCTTCTGAACAGCCTCACTTTGGTTAGCAGGACGCTCAAAGTTGAACAATACGCTATTAGAAGCACTGAGAACTGATTTAGCACTCTTCAAGTCAGCAAATACACCCTTATATGATTCGCTAAGTTCTTTGCACAAGAACTCCAATTGAACTGTTAGGTCTCCAACCGACTTCTTTTGAGCCTTAACATAATTAAGCAAGTTTTGCTTACGTGACCAATAAGTCCACTGAGCAAGACCATACCCAGCTGAGTCCTTTACAAAGTTGTTATATGTGCCATTATCAACGGCAGCAGTATATGAAACATCATTGTAACCTAGTTTTGTCTCATAGGTCTGTTGTAGGTTATTTGATTTTAAGGCAGATTCAGCATATAGGTTTCCCATGAGACCAGCAACACCATAAGCGTTACCAATCTTGCCCATAAGATAATTCCAGATTGTTTTTTCATCTGCAGCTGTCCCTGTACTAGCAGTACCTGTTACAGTTTGAGTATTACCTACAGGCGGTGCATCACTAACAGTTTCGTATTTAATGTATGGTAGTTTACCATGTTTAGTCCAATTACGTCTGTTATAGCCTGTCTTTGAACAATTACAAGCTGTAATCTGTACTTTGTTAGCCCAAGCTGGAGTACATTCAACAGCTAGTCCGTCTCCAATGTAAACGCCAATATGTCCAGGCATCCATACTGCTTCTCCTACCTCAATTTTGGAAAAATCTGTAGATACCCCAGAACATTTTGTAATCATAGTGTCAGCACCAATATCAGGAACTCCGTTGATGGCATATCCAGCACCACCATAAGTTTTTGACTTATTTCCTGACCAACCCCATAGAATTCCCTTAATGAGGCAAACACAGTCAAATCCAAATGTGTCATCAGTAGCAGCCTGAATCATGGCTGTTCTTGCGGGTTGTTTGTTATATGAATGATTGTTACAATACCTTTTCTTGTTGGTAGCATTCATAGGAGCACCAAAGCAACCCATCACGTATAGGGTTTTGTAATTTGTAGCCACATCTTTTAACTTTGCTACAAACTCTTTATTTGTCATCATAGACACTACCTCCTAGTAATTTTGAATAGTTATGTCCTCATTGATTGCTTCCTGCATTGTCTGGTCAATTTTCATACTGAGGGCATCCTCAATTGAAGACACTTCTGCTTCTATCTCTTCTGCACTTTCAGGATACTTTTTCTTCATCAATATTTCAAATTTTAAGAAAGATATCTTAAATCTGAATACATTTTCCATCTTTGATTTATTCAGGTAAAATACCGTAGCAGCACCTGCTAAACCAGCAGTAGATGGTATAGTGTACATGAATACCGATGTATCCAGCTCATTATAAGCAAAGTGTAAAGCACAAAAGACTTGAGATGCAAACAGTGCGTAGGTAGCCCAAAGTATTTTCTTGGATGTGGTCATCTTTTCCTTTTGCTTTTTCGCCACTGTTATTCACCTCCAATCTTGCTTGTGGGGAAGCATTAAAGGTTACTTGTGTATTAAGTCTGAACTCACCCATCCTTGTAGTTTCTTGTTTTTATTCTTTGCTCTAATCAAGTATGGGTGTCTGTCTCCGAGTTTAATGGAAGAAATAACACAAACACACTCTGTCTTTGTATATTTTGCAATATTCAAATTTGGTAATCCATATATTTTACCACCAATGAATGTGACTATATCTCCCACTTTGAATGAATTATTCATTGTTATTCACTTCCTTGATTTCTCCGACATAGTCAGCAACCTTTTCATTGGATTCCAAAGAAGCATTTAGAATCACTAAAGCCTCATCCAATAACTTGTCAAAGGTTTCTTGAGAAAGGAAGATTGTTAACACTGGAAATAACTTAACCAACTGGCTGTATGCCTGAGAACGCTTGATGGAACCTGTTTTTGGACCATACTGCTTTTCCATTTCAGTTACAATTGCCAGTAACGCAGTTCTAATACGTTCTCTTTGCTGTTCAGGACTTAACTTTAAGAACTTAACAACAAATAGAACAATTGCTGCTACAATTGCGATTACAACCAAAAGGGTGCTCCAATGTTCCTGAATGAAAGTTACAAATGCCATAATAAATACCTCCTTACAATTTTGTTAGATAAATTGAATCATTTAGTCCTTTATAATGAGTCAGTATGAACTCTGTGTTCCCTGATTCATTAACCACTTTTGAACTGTCTGTACCGATGATGTTACTTCCCCACGTTATTGAAATATCTGTACTTGGTACAAATACTCTGCTACGTATTACAGTGTTGTTTTCAACATCAGGAATCTGAACATTCAGGTTTATTTCACCTGATTCTTGTTGAATAACATAGGTCTTATTGTTTTCTAACTGAATGGTCACATTTAATTCAGAGTCTGGAGTACTGGACACATAGCTCTCTAGCTCTTTGGGGGTTTCAACCCATACAATGTTACCATCTTGAATGGAAAGCATTGGGTTTTCCACATCCTCAGGGATTGCAGGTAATTCTTTGGGGGTTTCAACCCATACAATGTTACCATCTTGAATGGAAAGCATTGGGTTTTCCACATCCTCAGGGATTGCAGGTAATTCTTTGGGGGTTTCAACCCATACAATGTTACCATCTTGAATGGAAAGCATTGGGTTTTCCACATCCTCAGGGATTGCAGGTAATTCTTTGGGGGTTTCAACCCATACAATGTTACCATCTTGAATGG